TGACTCGCGAGAGCATAAGCATTCAGAAACGGCAGGCCGTTATCTGTCAACCCCAAGTCAACATTCGTGCCCGCAAGGGGCCCAGGTGAAGAGTGCTTGGACGTATCGGAAGGAAATTCTTCTCCCGTCGTCCATAAAAACACTCGGATCCCTGGTAGCTGCTTATCAGACCAAGAGGTCGATGAGCAAGGGAATGTTGTCAGGCTTGCATTACCTGAGATATGGTAAACACAGTATGTGGATAAAGAAAGCTCTACCCGCAATCAACGTAGCGTTCGAACTGGCGTATGGAAGGGTTCCCATGCCTAATAGGCACAGGTTCCAATGGTACACGCGCTACATAAAGTTCTTGTGTCGATTGCCGTGTGAAGGTCTAGCTCTTATCAAGAGTACTACTAGCATCTGGGAATCTCACGCGGCTCAGACGTTCCAAAGGAAATATCGCCCCCTTGCGGGGGACCTGTATCCTCGAGGAACGTCTCCGAACCGCACCCATATTGCCAGTACGCTGAAAAGAGCAATTCACAAAGCGCCTTCATCTGAGAAAATCTCCAAAGCAGAGAAGGAGACGATCGCACGCTGGATGAGAGAACCCATCGAGGTTGAACCGTCTGTCCTTCGGGAGATAGAACAATTCTCAGAGAGGTACTTTGGAAGACCTAACGGAACTAGGTTAGAAGATTGGAGTGGTCGTAGGAGTCAGACCTCATGGCCAGTGCCTAGCGGCAACGCTTGTTTGGGCACGAAAGAAAGGGAAGGTGGGTGTGCTACGGGGCTTCAACCGCACATCAAAAGCTACAAACGTAGGCAGATGTTGTACGAGAAGCGGAGGAACATAGCACCACCAGCCTTCCGGCCTCCAGATCCAGGAATCGACACCACGCCAGCAATAGCTGGAGCGTGGGGCAACCCGAATCTAGAGGCAATTCGTGCGCAGATCAGAATCGCTGCAAGCACCTTCGTGAGGAATGTACAAGACCAAGGAATTGACCATCTCCTAGAAAAGTGCAATAAACCCACCGCTGAAGAGTATGCTAAGATGTGCCTCGAAGAGGTCACAAAGAAGCTCCCTAAAGTGAAGGTGAGTTGTTGCATAGAACTAGGGGGCAAGATCCGAGGTATCTCTCTCCATGACCCCATCAGCACGCACACCGCAAGGGTGCTTGGAAATCGTATGGTTGCGACGGTCAAAAGACACCCAGCTACGTTGGAGCCAATGCAAAACCAGAAATTCTGGTTAGCTGGTCTCCCAGACGCAAGACTGGTGTCTGCCGATTTAAGCAAAGCCACGGATTATTTCCAGCACTCGCTCTCTCAAGCCATAGTCCGAGGGGCTGCCCGAGGGCAGGCCTGGACCACAGAAGAGAGAGACGCTATGTTGCACGTGATGGGCCCTCAAGAACTCCCTGATATGAGGATAACCAAGACTGGGACCCACATGGGTCTGTCCGGCACGTGGGCGATATTGAACGTTGTCAATGCATTTGCTGCGTACAAGGCACGAGGAGATCTTCACACCACAAGTAGCCATAGGCAATGTGGGGATGATCTAATCGGCCTCTACACCAGATGCGAGCAGAACGAGTACCGGAGGTGTATCGAAGACGATCTCAAACTGGTTTATAACCAGGAGAAAAGTTACGTCGGTCGATCCGGTAGATTCTGCGAAAACTTCGTTACTATCACCGACAAGGACCGCAAAAGTACTACGGCTTGGTGCCACCCCACTGTCAAGATAGCAGAGATAGTTGGAGCCCAAGAGTGCAATGGCTTCTCTACATCCCCCTGGGATATACTATCGGGGTTGGCTGGACTTCAGTCTCATCCATACCGGGAGGTCCGTAAAGGATCCCTACTCACTCTGAAGAATCTGGAGCACAAGTTAAAACTAGTGCCCAATCTCCCCTTAGCGCTCGGGGGTTCAGGTCGTAAGACCCGTTCCCCGTCGGCGAAGGCCGCTAGGGCCCTGGTTCACTACCTTCACACTGGAAAGAAATTAGTCGCCCATGGGGCGCTTCCAGATAAAGTGAAGGAAGAACTCTTGGAGAGAGCTGTGGAGGGACGGTCGGCTGGTCTTGTACCCCTTTCGGAGTATAGGGTCCACTTGTTAACCGTCCTCTCGATTCAGAGTGCGCTAGAGCAAGGGAGAGTCATCAAAAGGACGACGGTGTCGGCCAAGGCCATCATCCGTCAGGCCCTTCGAGCCTCCAAGCATACTCCAGCGGAGGGATGGGAGGCTTCTCCAATCTTCAAGACCAGGGTCCGGAAGGCTTTCAATCCTAAAACTGTGTTTACATTAATCTGGGACAGCCCAAAGAGGCTGCGACGGTTAGCTACTTACGCTCTCTCCAACAATAGAGAGACCTTCATATCGCGTTCACGCATAGAAGGTCTCATTGTGGATGACGTGCAGTATTTCACTAACCAGAACAACGCTCA